CTCGCCCGCAAGCCGTTAAGCGAAAAGACAGTCGCGGCGAATGTCCTGCGCTGGGGAACGGGCGCGTTGAATATTGATGCGACAAGGATTGAGACAAGCGACAAGGTAACGCCGAATATCCGTGACACGTCCAGCGCGAATGAGGGATGGACGCGCCCTTGGATGGCGGACAAAGAGAAAGACGCCGCGCGGCAGATTAAAGCCTATGAAGCGATGCAGGAGAAGGGCCGCTGGCCTGCCACCATCTGCCACGATGGAAGCCAGCAAGTCCTAGACTTGTTTCCGCAGAGCAAATCAACAGGCGGACAAGCATCATTGGGCGCGTTTCGTAATGGCGATGTCTATGGCAAAGGACGCGACGAAAAAGAAAAGCGCGATCCCGGTTATGGAGACGAAGGCTCCGCAGCGCGTTTTTTTTATTCGGCAAAAGCGAGCAAGGCAGACCGCGCCGGAAGCCGCCATCCGACAGTCAAGCCGGTAAGCCTGATGCAATGGCTTGTCAGAATGGTTACGCCTCCGGGAGGAACTGTGCTTGATCCATTCGCTGGAAGCGGCACAACCGGAATGGCGTCGGCTATGGAAGGATTTAAATCTGCCCTTATCGAAAGAGAAGAAGAATATCAAAACGATATTAGGAATAGATTTGTCCTATTCAAGGACGACCTCAAATGACTCAATCCTTCCGGGAACGCTGCATAGAGAAAATGTTCACCGCCTATGTCTGTGACGAAGATGGTGGCCCTTACTCAGGAGTAGCCGCAGCCTTCGATGCAGTGTTTTCGGAGATACTTGAGGAATGCGTCAAAGCGATTGAAAGCGCCGAATGCATTCTTGAGGACGGGGAGGAGTATTCTCAGGGTTATAACGACGCTGTGCTGGATGCAATCTACGGAATAAGGAGTCTGAACAATGACATACACGATTAATCTCACGCGCAAGCTTCGAGGTCTGTTTAAGGAAGACGGCAAAAACCTGACATGGCTTCAGATGCAGGAGATTGTTGAGGAAGCCGCTAAGCAGCTTGAGTATTACGAGAACACTTGGGAAAAAAGCCTAGAGAATACTGAACTTCTGAAGGCTCACGATGCTGGCTATGAGGTAGGCTATCGCGCCGCCATGGAAGAAATCATCAGCATCGCTCAGGACATCAAGCAGGAGCATCAGGACGATGACTGACGGTTTAATCGCAATTATGCGCGCCGAAATTGAGGATTTAAAAGCAGAGATTTCAATTCTCAGAGGTGCATTAAAGCCGTTTGCGGACATAGACGTTTCTAACTGCGCTGATGGACGCGTTTGCTATTTCTGGGGATTTGGCGAGAACGCCGGAAAGGTTAGCGCCGCCGAAGTCCGCGCCGCCCGCGCCGCTTATCTGGGAGATAAATCGTGATACGGGTAAACTGTTGGTTTTCATGCGGAGCCGCCAGCGCCGTAGCAACGAAGATGACGATAGACAAAGACCCAAAAGGTGTCGTTCCAGTCTATTGTGAAACAGGCGCGGAGCATCCTGACAACGCTAGATTTATGTCAGATTGTGAGAAATGGTTTGGCGTCAAAATCCATCGTATTAAATCTGATGACTATGGTGATACATGGGCTGTGTGGGAGAAGCGGAAATATCTTGCCGGTATCGACGGCGCACCATGCACGACGGAGCTAAAGATAAAACCACGCCTCGCTTACCAAGAGCCATTTGATGTCCATGTTTTTGGCTATACGGCTGATGGGCCTGACGTTAAACGGGCGAACCGTCTCCGCATGAACTACCCTGAAATGCAGATTGAGACGCCGCTGATTGACGCTGGCCTGACAAAACAGGCCGTATTAGCGATGATTGAAAGAGCCGGGATAGCATTGCCGCCAATGTATGCGATGGGATTTCAGAACAATAACTGCGTGCCATGTGTAAAGGCTACAAGCCCGGCATATTGGGCGCTTGTTCGCAAGCAGTTTCCGGCAGAATTTCAGAGAATGGTGGAATTGTCTCGCCATTTAAATGTCAGGTTGGCGCGTCTTGAAGACGAGCGCGTTTTTATTGATGAGATACCAGACAACTACCCGACAACAAATCCAATTGCTCCGAGTTGTGATTTCCTCTGCCATCTAGTTTCAATGGGTCTGGACAATGAATAACCTCCGCGCCGCCCGCGCCGCTTATCTGGGAGAGAAGGAATGACTGACTACACTAACACCTATCCCGACCTTGTGAGTGTCGAAGATTGGCTTTCGGCCAAGGGCTACACGGGTGAAGCCGGTGCATGTCATCAGGCGATGAGTTTAATCCGTAGCCAAGAGAAGCGTATCGCTGACTTGCGTAAAGAAGCTGACATGATGCACAGCGAATACAAGACAGCCATCACCCGCATAAACGAATTAGAAGCCGCATTAGAAGCGAAGGACAGGCGGATTGCGGAGTTGGAAAAAATGCTCGCCGTGCATCGTCTGGCGGTTGATGTTGACGCCTTGAAAGCCTGCATCGCGGAACTTAAAGCCGAGAACGAAGAACTGAAAAAGGCAATTTCTAAACCGTGGATGGGTTCTGCCCGCGCCGCTTTGGAGAAGAAGAATGGCTGATAAGCCAAGCCGCAAAGAAGATATTCTTGCCGTAGCCAAAGCGTTTCGCCAAGTCCTTACGGATAACTTTGCTGGAGACTTCCCGCGAGTTGTGGAGACGCTTCAGCTGGCTACAGCTATGACTATTGTTGATTTGAAGAACGATGGGAAGATTACGGACGAAGGCATCAAGAAGTTCTTTATTATATACGTCCCGGCCTTGCAGGATGTGTATAATGTTCTGAGCAATCCACCGCAGGAGAAGAAAGATGTCGGAATCATCCGAGATTAAAATCCAAGAACTTGATAATCGGGTACGAATGCTTGAGATAGCCCTTACGCCATTTGCTAACATGGCCTACCAAGAACGATTTGATGCATATGTCGCCGCCCCGGATAAAGCTTTGATGGTCGCGATGGGCTGGGGGAAAGAATCTGGCTTAGTGTTTAACCTTGGTGATTTAAGATTTGCCAGAGATGTGCTTGAGCTTAAGCCATGACAATCTACCAGATGACCGTCATCTATGTATCGTCAGTCATGTTTCTTATTGTCGTTGCCGTAGCGCTTTGGTGCGTGTGGAGATTCCGTAATGACTGAGCCTATGACTGCTCTTTATGAGCGATTAGCAAAGCTTGAAAGAGCTTTTAAGATAAAAGATGAAAACGGACATCCTGTTACAACAGTAATGTCTGCTAATTCAAAGCTTACTTCAGTTCTCGAAGCTAGGGATAAGCGTATCGCAGAACTAGAAGCCATTCTTGACGATTGGGTCAAATGCGCCATTAGCGTTGAAATACGTGATTACGGTCAGCCGGGCTATGAGGAAGCGATGAAGGCTTTTCGCAAAGCCAGACGTGCGACGTATAAATATGAAAGAGAACGTAATGATGGACCATGACGATGAACTAGACCGAATGCTTGTCTGGGCGGTAATCGCCGCCATAGCATTTGAAACTGCAATCTTTGGCGTTGGCTTCTGGATAGGTAAGAGTTGGAGATAAACATGCAAACTGTAGTATCGCGTAACAAGCTTAATACGAATAGAAACTTCCGTGATATGTGTAAGCTTACTCCATACGAAGAGAAAATGTGGGAATTGTTCCAGAAAGGAATGACATCTCGCCAAATAGCCGCAGAGATGGGCGCCAAAAGCCATCTCTCAATTAACAGTCGTATGAAAATTATTAGAGAAAAGCTGGAAAGCGCCGGAGCATGAGCCAGTTCCTGTCACCCCCGCCGAATAACGCTCCTATCGCCATTTATAATGATGGTGGAGGGCTAGTTACCGCCTACCAGGCTGCTGCACTCAGATATAAGCTGGAAGGCCGTAAGGTGGAGATTAAGGGCTCATGCCGGTCAGCCTGTTTGCTCGCCCTATCCGTGCCAAAAGTCTGTGTGACGCCGGGGGCTCAGGTAAAAGCTCACCATGCCTATGAACAGATAAGCGGAACCGTAAGAACGGATATCACAAATCAGATGTTGGCGGATTTGCCAACACCCATTCGCAACCGTCTGGAAGGCAAGATTACCCCTAACTATAATCAGCAAGCCACCTTAAATTACAAAGACTTACGTTCTTTGGGCGTGGCAGATTGTAGTGACAATAAATCCGTTAAATCGATTATCGCAAAAGACAAGCCGGTAGCCTCAAAAGGGCTTACCTTTAAAATTCTGTCGCCAATTGATATAATCAATAGAGTTTTCCCAATGTTTAAGAAGTAATTGCCATGGCGATAACAAGAAAAGAACTAGAATTTAAAGCTAGGGCGAAGATAGAGCTGAATAAAAGGCTTTATCGAAAGCGTTGTCAGGATGACTTTGCTTTTTTTGTCCAGCAAGCTTGGCCATCTATTGAGCCGGCCCAACCCTTAATGTGGGGTAGGGCGATGGACTTGATGTGTGAACATCTTGAAGCGGTGAGAGACCATAGAATAACAAGGCTCATAATTAATTGCCCGCCGGGAATGTCAAAATCGACCTTGATGGCAGTTATGTTTCCGGCATGGATATTTACGACAGAGCCGACGGCAAAAATATTATCTGTCGCGCATAATCTTGACCTTGCTTTGCGTGATAGTGTGCGCTGCAGGCGACTTATACAAGGAGAATGGTATCAAGATTTATGGCCTCAAATACAGCTTGCCGGGGACCAAAACGCCAAAGCAAAGTTTGAAATTGAAGGATACGGCGGATTCCGTCAGGCTCTTGCCGCAGGGGCCATCACAGGCGTTCGCGCCGATCACGTCGTATGTGATGATTTATTATCAGCAACTGATGCTATGTCAGAAGCTATTAGGAATTCAATGAAGGATTGGGTTCTGGAAGCATTGCCTACTCGATTAAATAATCCGGGTGGGGAAAAGGCATCAACAATATCTCTAATACAACAGCGCCTGCACGAGGAAGATTCTACGGGCGTATTGCTTGAAAAAAATCTTGGATACGAGCATTTGATGTTACCTATGGAGTATGACCCAGGGAGGCATTGCGCCACGAGTGTAGGGGAAGATTGGCGCTCTGAAGAAGGAGAGCTATTATTTCCAGAAAGATTCCCAAGAGAAGTTGTTGAACGCGATAAGCAAGCGATGGGGCCATGGGCCTCAAGTTCACAATTTCAACAGGCGCCGTCTCCTCGCGGCGGCGGATTAATTAAGCGCGACCAATTCCTGCTTTACGACGATGAATTAGCCCGAGCCCAAGGAAAAACAGACGCCAGCAAATATCCCGACCTTGATATAATCATAGCATCCGTAGACACCGCATATACAACTAAACAGGAAAATGATGCTTCTGCTATTACAGTATGGGGCGTGTGGCAAAAAGGCGGGGCAGAAGCTCGTAGCTTGATTTCCAGCTATGCCGATAATTCTAATGTTTTCGATATGAACGGTAAGCGCATCCAAATGGTGGACGAGCGCGATACTATTCCTTGCGCCATGCTTATGTATGCGAAGGAATTGCGTGTTCCTTTGCACGGCGATGAAGTTCAACGAATGGAAGGAGAAAGCCCTGAAGCATTCCGCCGGAGAGCTGAATCTAAGTGGGGTTTGTGCGAGCACATAACGGATATCTGTAAGCGATTTAATGTCGATACAATTCTTATTGAGGCTAAAGCTTCTGGAATATCCGTGGCTCAAGAAATTAAACGATTAAATAAACTTGCGAACTGGCAGGTGAAACTCGTCAACCCAGGCAATCAGGATAAGGTGGCTCGCGTTTATTCTATTCAGCCAATATTTTCCAATAATCAGGTTTATTGTCCCGACAAGGACTGGGCGGAAAAAGTTATATCTCAGTGCGAAACCTTCCCTAAAGGCCGCAGAGACGACTTAGTGGATACCGTTTCTCAGGGACTTCGTTATCTCCGAGATAATGGATTTCTCGCCAGAGCCGACGAGGTTGGGGCCAGAGTTACTGGTGAATATTATGTCGGCGGAAATAAAAAGAAGCAGTGGGTATATGATGTCTAGCGTAGGCTAGGCATTTGTTTGCAAAGTCCGGAATTTATCGTTAGATTGGGCGGGCGAG